TAGTAGTAGACTCCGCAAAATGAAAATGAAGTGAATGATTAATAGAATGTAGAAACTGAATCCTGTCCAAACAGCCGGCGTAATAGGACCATAGTATGTCTAAAGGAAAACAACGAGTCTGGAATCACATCCTCAGGTACAATACCCTGCTTTTGAACTAGATTCTGGGCTTCTAAGTCAAGGGAATCAAACTGATCCACAACAGACTCACCCCATCCCTTAACAATACTCTCAAGCTCAGTTAAATCATATGGGTCTAATAAGGATACCTGCTTGCCTGAAAAGTTAAAGTTTTTTGATATATACCTAGTCATTAGTATGATGTTAACTGGGTTGTATACCTTTTCAATAGACAATCCCCTTGAAACCCAGCTCTTTATTAACTTTACAGGTTCTAAAAGCTTAATTATCCCTCTCATCTTTTTTACTTCTGTTTCTTCTGACATAATCAATAGATCACCTGTATAAGCACTCTCATCCTGTAAGAAATGCTCTACATCAGCTTCTATATCAATATTTTCAAAATCTACATCCTGTAGGTCTATTGTGAACTCATCATCCATCTCCTCTTCATCATCAACAAGGCTCATTTCTTCTGACCATAATCTACTAGAAAGACTATTTACTGTACTATAACCCTCACCTGTTATTTCAAGACCAGACAAGTCAAGTGTGTTACCTGGGTTTATTAGTCTAAGTAAGTCATTAAACATAAAAAGGTCCACAGAAATTTTTGCACGATTCATTATTAATGAATAAGCAGCTGGTGGAATAGCAGCAGGTATATTTTTCATAAAGTACTCTAGCAGTCCTGATGAAATGATCGGGTTCAAGTATAGCTTTATCCCCTTATGTGTGAACCACACATTACTTACTGCATCAACTGCTTGATAGCGAACATCACGGATAGTATGGAAAGCATGTGCTAAAAGAAACCGTGGGCTATCTTCATCATACTGTGCAATTGCCCTGAGACCATCATCCTTAATTGTGATCATAAACTTATGGTTGATAGCCTGGTTTGTCCTCAAGCCTGTCCTCAATGCACAGTTTTTGTATACAATACATGGAATATTAGGCTTACCCCATTCAAAACCTGAATCCGTCTTGAACAACACAAGGTGCTTTACACCATTAACTTGCTCAGTATTAAATCGCATCCCACACCTAACTAGCTCTTTCGAAACCTCCTCCATCATGATTTTTAAAACATGTTTCTGTGTGATGGATGTCTCAAGAATATAAGTTTTTTTATCCCAAAATATCTCAAGCCGTGCACAATCTAATCCAAAATTGAAGGTTACTCTTAGATCCCCTTCATAAAGCTTTGTCTCTTCATTATAAGTCTGTACACAATATGCATCATATTGTTTCCCTGAATATGCTCTTCTATTGGCTTGGAGTTGTAACACTGACCTGTCACCTTTGACATCTGCAATCATCAATGCTGCACACTGAATTTCTGGATCAATAGGAGGCACACCTACTCTGATAAATCTATCTAGCCACTCTGAAAATGTTTTGTCTTCAAACCATAATGCATGGAACCAGTCCCTATATGGTGCATTATTTGCTTTTGCCCACCTCCAAACTTCAATACATAACTTTAGTGCTGACAAATCCTTCTGTTGACCGATATCTTCTTTTCTATTAAATATGGATACAGCCTGGAGCACTTCTTTATGGGGTTTAACTTTAATTGTCTTAATCAATGACATATTCCTTAACCAGTATGCACAGATTGCCTCTGCAGTTCCTTCCACATTCCCCTGGACAATGACAACCCGTGATTTTGCACTCTTATACAACATAGGTGCCACTTTCTTCATAACATCTGGGGAAGAGATATCTAAACCCAATTCCCTATAGACTCCATCTTTCATTGTCTTTAGGTCAACTGCCAGAGAATCTGGGAACTTTGCTGTGTCTAGCACATCAGACATTTCATCAACTGTTACTGCAAACTTGTAACCAATAACAGCTGGAATGCTGTTTTGAATAATTCGGTCCTTTTCTCTCACTGTGAATGTACGTGCAACTTTTGCACGTTGTACTTGCTTTGTTGGTATCACATCACAGTGTACATTATTCAAAAAATCTTTCCATGCATACTCTTTAGAAAATGTGCAGCTAGTCAATGTTTGAAATAAATCAATATCATTTTGACTAGGTTCATAGCTCTCAGCAAAACTGTTTGCTGCTGCAAGTACCTCTCTAAATGTTACCCAGTCCCCATCTAGTCTGCAAACCTTCATATGTTGTTTTGCTTGCATCCTAAATCTGAGTTGTAAAGGTGATTGCATAGTCATAGCTGTTATAATGCTTGGGTCATTCAATTTTCTCACAAGATAAATAAGAAGATTATCACGACCTTTAGGAATAATGTAATCATATGTAGGATGCTGTTCACTCCAAACCTTTAAAAACTTCTGAGAATACATGTCAGAGAATTCAAACTCTGATTTGGGTGTGAATATCTTCCATTGAACTTTTCCTATAAATGAAAACTGGCCTAGCCTTTCATGCTGAAATGTCTCACCAGAGAGATCCATTAAAAACTTGAAGAGCCCCAAGATGTAACTCATTTGCTTTTGGTGTTTATGCATATAACCAATAAGTGCTTGTTTCAGTAAATTTTTGTCAGACATACCTATACCGGCTGTTGAAAGTTCCATTATTGACATTGCACCACTTCCTCCCAGTGGAATTGGAGTTTCAGAGTGTTTTGTCCTTAAATATGTGCCAGGATAATTAACCATGCCTATTGATGTCCCATATAATCTCTCAACCTTACTCGTACTAAGTGAGACTGCAAGTTGTGAGATTTGAGGTGATGCTCCTAAATCCATTGCTTTGACGCACCTCGTCTGGGCAGCAGCAAGATCATCGAAATAGCCAAGACCTGGTAGGTCAGATAGTGAGCCAAGAAGGATTTTAATAAAGGGAATTGATACAGCACAACCCTCAAAAAATGTAGACAAAAACTCAGCATTTGTCGGCGATAATGTTGTCTTCTTTGGGGATATTTTAATTGATCCTAACAGAAGAATGTGTTCATGCAGATTAAACATACTTTTCCACATCTCTGTATTTACATTAAACCAATGCAATTTTCCGGCTTGAATCTGCTGGGATACAAATAAGAACCAATCAGTCCCGTCATCAGCTGGTTCTAAGTAGCCATATATGAAAAGTGCATCATCTGAATGATGAGCAAATTCAAAAAAGCAGTCTAATTCTGGAAATAACCTTGTCCAAATTTCTTTAAATAATAAGGACATTGCCACACCAAACAATGATGAACACTTGTTCAAGTTACCCTGCAACCAATTGCCTCGTACCTCTCCATGATGCCCGTCTGGAAAGAAATTTAAAAAGTCTCTGACATGAGGTTCATAAGTATCCATAGAATCAATATAGTGTCTAAGTTTTCTAGACATATAAAAGTCAGTCTTATATACATGGCGCAAGGCATCAATGACACAGTTTTTCAACCTGTCATCAGGCAGTCCATTATGAAGGGCAGCAGTGAATCGCCTGAATTTTGCTGAATTATCACCTGGAGACCATTTAGTGGCATCAGCACTGACATACATAAGTTTTCTCTTCATCCTTATAAATTTCCCGTTGCTGAGCTCAATAAAGCTCTCTCCAGATGCCCAGCGGAGAGCTTTTTCAAGGGCCGCCTGGATACAGAGAATTTTCCTTTCTCCACCATATGAGATATATTCCTCTGCTACGTTTTTTGATATTGCATCATAATAGTCCTCAATAATCTCAAGACGACATCTTGTTGGTAGTGTCGTAATGAAAAAACCTCGATCAGCTTCTGTCCTCTGAAACTTCCTCACAATTCTAGCTTGTGCCTTCTGATGTCTAGTTTCTTCATATAGTTGAAGAACGTTAGGATTGTTCCTTGAATTAGACAGATATCTTATAGCTTCAATTATTGTAGTGGATGACGACAAATGTCCATCCTCTTGTACTTGGCCTGACATGCCTTTTAAACTAATATTCCTTGTTTGGCTAAAATATGGCTCTTCCCAATACTTATTTAAGATACTATTAGCAACCACCTGAGACTTTGCGATAAGAACTCGGTTCAATTCATTGGCAGCCAGCTCAACTGCATCTTGACAATATAGTTGTTGGACTGCTAGTTCACTGGATTCTACAAGCTCTCCTATTGTATAACCATGTTCAACTAACATCTCACCATACTTATCCTCCTTTTCTTTGAACTTTGTTGCCCATTCCACAGTTTCCAGATGTATTTTAGCCTCTTCATTCACATTCCCATGCAAACCCTTTTCAAAAAGAAAAAAGCAAGTTGTCACTTCTGAAATTAAACTCTTATAATGTTTATAAACAACTCGTGACATAAAGGATGGATAGATACCGCTTGCACCAACTGTAGATTGGTCAACAGTCAATCCGAGAAGTTTAACTTTCGAATAAAATCTAGCCTTATTATTTTGAGCCAGTGCGACAAGCAGACTTTTGATGTTATAATACACATAGACTTCTAAAGCACTTTTAAAAGGTCTCTCAAACAGTTTTTCAACCAAAGAAGGAAAGCCAGAATACAAAGATGTCACAGCAGGTATCAGATACCTTAGGTTGTCAAAGATTGCACATAATTTCATCTTTTGGCAAATAGCAAGCAAAAAATGATAAGCAAATACTGACCGGATAGAATGTTGCAATGGAAATTGTGACTGATCCTCAGTGTAATATTGGAACCATGTAGCTGTTGCAAGTAGTGCTTTCTCAAAAGCTATATTCAAAGCAAGTAACCTGTTCAGATCTAGACTCATAATTTTTGAGACTCCCCATAAGATATCACCATCTGCAAGTATTGAATCCAAATTGTCTTTATCAACTAGCCCAGGACCTAATTTAAAAGCAGTCATAAATCGCACAAACGAACCTGCAACCTCAAGAGATTTTGAAGGGAGTATGAACAATATTACACTTCCATTATTATAAGCATGGATTGACCAATATTTAGACCTCCTCAATCCAGAATGTGCAATCAAGCTCTCAGTAATATCCCTAACTAAATGCCCGATATGCCATGCTGTGGTCTTCTTTAGAATATCAATTAGATACTTCTGAGTCTCGTTTTGAAAAAATTTATCCAATACAGTATCAACATGTGTGTGTTTAGCTGTAATCTGCTCATGGCTACTAGGTTCAGAAATATTAAGCTCTAAATCTGACAAAATTTTTGTGATTAGGCTAACACAATCTGACTGTACAATATGACTACTGATGTTTAAACTTTCTATTGACTTCCCCAGATTTTCTCGAGGTTCATGTTGACTTAGCATATCCAGCATAATCTTTGACTCAGGCCTCATCATATTTGATGTTAATTTAAAGGTGCCTGGTTCTTTAATATTTTGGGTTGGGTTAAATTGGATTCTAGGTGCATAATATGCTAATAAATCATCTCTAGTCAAATTGATGTATCTGTGTGCCATATCATGTGCAAGAATAGATGCAGGGGTTTCTGGGATGAGGTTTAAAAATTGAATGCAGGCCCTACGGCTATCAAGCTGATCAGAAAGTATAGTTGCAGGTTTGTATGCTGTTAATACAGTGCATTGGATGAGTAAAAAGTTCCTCGGGTGCCGGGACATTGGGTATTTTACAATGTGCCCTTGTTCATTCTCATTAAAACAATCAAACACAGCTGAACCTTTTACTTCAAAGAAAGAGAATTCTTGGGTCTTTGACATCCAGCTTTGGGCATAGTTCACTAACCCATCTATATCAGGTCTAATCAGATCAATCCCTTTATATTCAGGGATAAAATAAGGCTGTGTCTTTAGAGAACTTATGTTGAATTTCAAGTTAAACATTGCTTCTAATGCAGCTCTTTCTTCAGTTTTAACCAAATGTTCCCTTACATAACTGATTTCTGCCTGTACCAATCTCATGTATTGAACGACACCATCATTCCTTGCACTGGGCCATTGTGTTGAAATATTTGATCCATCTGTCCGGACTGCAACTACTTTAAATGTAATTTTATAAGGGTTTTGTAGTTCTCCCCTATGAAAAAATGTCATGAGTTCTTGCTCTAGATATTTCAGACCTAGCTCATATTTCATTTTCTTCTCTCTGATACCCTTATCTACATCTGCAGTCACAGTTACCTCCACAAACTCGATTAAGGAACCTGTTATTCGATAGTTGTCAGGTGTCATCTTAAAAAAAGACCGCAGTGTTTTACCACTTGGATGATCAGGGATAACCTTTTTTTCCAATGCTGTTATGACATTATTAGGTATCCCAGCAAACAGCAATACCTTACTTATTGGCTCCTCGCTGTCTTTATTGTCTGACCATTCATGTTTTATCATCTGGTCAACAATGTCATGCCGGACAGCATAGAGCCTATCCAAGTAATCCATGCATTCCACGGCTGTTAATGAGTTAATAGTAAACTCCTTCAGATCCCTGTGTATTTCTCTATATTTCTCCATCTTTTTTTGATTTGTCTCTTCCGGAGTCTACTACTA